CTGCCAAATAGATTACAAGTGCACATAATTCCGCAGGTGATTTATTTTCTTTAAAAATACCTACACCATTTTCAAAATCATTTATGTTTAAAAAAGATAACATGTCAAATTTTAATATGATACTTTCATTGTTTTCGAACTGAAGTTCTATCTCTGTAGCAGGTTTGGTATTATTAACTTTAAATGTTTTTCGCATTTTATTCCTCTTCCCCCTCAATTAACGTTGCACCAGGTACTGTATTTAAAAATGTACTAGCTTTTTCAGATGTAAAGTTTGCATTACTAGTATCACCGTCTGCCTTAATATGTCCATCAAAGATTCTGGGTACAAATCCAAAATCAATACTGTCAGTAGAAAATGTTATATTATTCGTAGATTGTTCGACTTTGCTAACAATTGGTCTAGCCTTACCCTTAAAAAGCCAAACAAATTCCTGATGGTTACCCGTCTGCTCTATTTCATATCCGATTGCAATATCCGGCGCCTGATCATCTTTATTTTGAATTAAAACTCCATCCTCATATTTATGACCGCCTAATATTGCTCTATTTTCAATTGTGATTTTGTTAACGTCTACTTTTAGTTCTACGCCCTGTAGTTTAGTCATATCTTCTGTTTTTACACCGCCCCCATACAACTCACCAGCTGCAAATGTTAGCTGTACGGTCATGGGATCGCCTAGCTTCCTTATTTTCCCAATTTCAACACCAGACTCATCGTCTTTTAACAACTCACAAAAAACAATTCGTTTAACATTAAATCTATTAGCTCTTTTACTTTTATTCATTATCTTCCCCACTTTCATTAATCAATTCAAAATTGAAATATGTATGATATATTTTTGTATTTGTCTCATAGTCCATTCCCTTGGATGGATACGAGAAATATTTCTCATTTTTAATTGCCTTTTCAACACTATCTATTTCACGTTTAACAGCACTATTTTTAGCTTTATACCATATATCAGCCTGACACATAGCACCCTTTTCTGTAGCCGTTCCTGCCCCAAATAAAGCACCATTTTCCATATAAATATGATAAGTAATACAAGGGTAAATGTTAGGAAATGGTAAATCTAGAACAGGCGTTTTTAAGTTTAAACTTTTTAAAAATGTTTCAATTTTATTTTCCATCATCACTCAACCACCTTGCTTATTACTTCATCAATTACGGTGTTAATTGGTTCTTCTGAATCCTTCATAGCCTTTTCTACAAAGTGGATAGCTTTAGTGTTGGAACTTCCATTCTCCAGAATATGCCATTTGTAACCTGTATATTTTCCGCCTCTTATAACTGCATATACATTACCAGCCTTATCATCTCTTATACTTGTCTTAACATCATCTTTCATGTGTATGTAAGGTGTTCCATCATAGTTTGTTGCAGTTTCACCTAAATCAGATTTTGGTAAATTTGCGATAACATTCGCTTTAATAATTTTTGCAGATTTTCTTAATATCTCTTTCTTTTCTGTTTCAAGTTTTTCTGGTATCTTTTCAATTTCTTCTTGTATTTCTTGTAATATTTCTGATGCATTAAAGTCAATTTTCAAAACTATCACCTTCCTAACTACAAATCAAAAGCATTTTATCGCTTTCTTTCAATGATTGATGCCTTATAATATCATAGATAGCTCCATCATAAAGTTTTTTAGTAGCATACAATTTCTTTTTAGTTTCATCTTCAATATGTTTAGTAGCTT